CGTTATGAAAGTTGTTAGAGCAATAAGTTACGGCGATTACACCCACTCAGATAATTACGTTTTTTTTGATGGATATGGAAACCTACAAACATTCAACTATTACGGAGATATGAATTGTCCAATAAGTCAAAGCGACTTAATTGACTGGCTAATTGACTAATTAAACGGCGGGAGCAATCCCGCCTATTTTTTTTAAACCTTAAATTTTTGAAAATGTATAAAATCAGCAAAGGACAGAAAGCGGAATATGCCAAGCGATACACCAAAAGAGATGAAATTTGTTACGGCACCCCTTATGCCATTCGGGAGGGGTGTGTACTGAAATTCTACAATTTAGGCGCGGATAAAATCCAAATTGGCAAAGTTATACGGCATTCTTATGGCGAAAAGACTGGGCAACACACATTCACATTAGATATTGGAGATTGCCTAATCAGAATCAAAGGAAGAAACTTATACCCCGCAGTCATTAAGCACGAGCGAGGCGCTCAAAGTATGTTAGTGAGTAGAAAATAATTTAGGCGGGTGAAATTCCCGCCATAACTTACAAACCAATCAAAATGAAAGAAGAATTAAAAGATATAGTTGTAACTGTTGGCACCTATGAGGGCGCTATGATTACACAGACTATCACGGTTGAAGAACAAAGAGATGCCATTGCACAGGGCTACACCGTAGAAGATTTAATAGACTTGTATGTCAATTATTTTTGGGTACCTTAATTTTAAAACCTTAAATTATATGCAAATGACACCACAACAGTACGATGCACTTCCAAGCGAAATTAAGGCGATTTTAAGCACTTTTAATGAGGATGCCGACCATTACACCGAATGCACCCGAATATCGCGAGAATTGAAGATAAAGGGGTATATATGCGATTTTGGTTTGGAGGGCGTGATTGAAATCTGGAAAGTTATAGATTACAAAGAAGTAATTAAGTAATTTATTTAGGGCGGGAGCAATCCCGCTATTTTTTAACCTTTTAAACTTTTGAAAATGAAACAAGAAAAAACCTACGACTATTGGAGGCGCAGAATTGACGACTATTGCGAAGCAAACAATATTGAGGGGGAACTCCGCTTCCAAATTGCATCAGTAATCTACGACAGAGAGAGAGTCCTCCAAGGTGGACACTTTGCTAAAGCAGTTAATGATAACGACTTATTTGAGGCTGTTCGCAGAGCAGACACCTATAACCTACGGCACCTGCGGGAGATTATAATTTCGCTTGAATCGATATAGGGCGCTCCAAATTTAGGCGGGTGAAATTCCCGCTATTTTTTTTTAAACCTTTAAACTTTATGAAAATGAAGCAGATGATTAACCTTTATGAATTTAGAAAAGCATTTATGGACTACGGCAGAGAAGATAATTTTAGTTATGACGGCTTGGAAGTTTTATTCAATTATTTGCAAGACTACGAGGAATCAACGGGTGTAGAGGTTGAACTCGACGTAATAGCCATTTGTTGCGATTTTACGGAAAACACAATAAAGGAGGCACTTGAATATTACGAACTTGATTCACTTGATGAACTTGTTAGAAATACGTTAGTTTTGCCTATTGATGAGGAAAGTATAATTTACCTTAATTATTAGCAATCTGGGCGGGAGCAATCCCGCTATTTTTTTTAAACCTTAAATTTTTATGAAAATGAATGATTTAGAAAAAGTATTGACAGAAAGAGATGGCTTAACCCAAGAGGAAGCCGACGAGCAAATTGCCGAAATGCGCAAAAGAATGTTAGAGGGGGAAAACCCCGAAGAACTATTATGGGAAGTCGGACTCGAATCCGATTACATTTTTGATTTACTTTACTAAATTTATATGGCGGGAGCAATCCCGCTATTTTTTTTAAACCTTAAATTTTTATGAAAATGATAAACGTAATTAATGAAATTCAAGTAGGCTATAAGCCTACATTCTACGGAAATCCATTAGTAAAGAACAGTAAAGAAGCAAAAGAGATATTTCAACAAAATTGGGATAATGAAATAGCCTTTATTGAGAGTTTTTATTTGATGTTATTGAGCAGAAAAAACCAAGTAATTGGAGTAAAGAAAATGAGTCAAGGAAGTATAGTAGGAACCATCACGCCAATCAGAGAAATTTTGGCAATAGCTTTAAAATGCAATGCCGTAGGAATCATAACTTGCCATAACCATCCATCTGGAAATCTAACGCCAAGCACAGCAGATAAAAGTACTTTTAGTAAATTAAGGTCAAGCGCAAAAATAATGGAAATTGAAAATATCGATAATCTGATAATATCTCCCGATGGAACGTATTATTCAGAAATGGACAATTAATTAACCTTAAAACTGTAATAAAATGAGAACAAGAATTAATCACAAAGATGGCTATCTATATTGCCCAGTCAGCGACGTAATGAGTGAGTGGTCAGATTTATATGAGTCAGCAGAGCAATGCTGGTTTGATTTGTCGCAGACTATTGAGGACTACTGCACTATTTGTGCAGAGTACACAGAGGAAGAAACAGAGGCAGTAATGAATTACTATTATGTTAGAATCCACAATTGGAACGGAGAGTGGGAGGGATAGGGCGCTCGAAATTTAGGCGGGAGCAATCCCGCTATTTTATAACCTTTTAAATCTATAAAAATGGAAAATTACAGAAGTATTTGGGAAGACTCCGATAGCGGAAAACTTCACTTTGGCTATAAGAAACTTAACGGTGAAATTGGAGTAGTTAGCTATTCTATGTGGGAAAAATTAGACTTGTTGCCTATTAAAGAAAACGACAATTTTAAGAAAGTAAAGCATTATTTGTTAGGCAAATTAAGTTTTAACAAGCAAGTAGAGTTTAATATAGCAGTTAAAAGCTATGAAAATATGAGTGAAATATATAAAATTAGACTACTGTATAGACTCAACTCGACACTGCCAAGAATCACAAAAAAAGGAATTAAACCATAAAATAACTAAACTATGAAATTTGAACCAATTTTAGCCGTAAGCGATAGGCACGGAATCTACCAACCAAAGTATTTTATTGAGCATTACGGTTACTTAATAAAAAACAAAGAGCGCAGAGATTACTATAAAGATGAATTAAGTAATCCGGAATATGAGTTCTATAACGAAACTTGGTTAGAGTTAATGAATAATGAAACATTTATCATTGAAGGGAATAAATATGTGCTATGCTATGGAATTGGAAGCCCTGATTTGTTTTTCATTGAAGAAAATAGTGTAGATGAATTTTTTGATGAAATGGAATAATATTCTATATTTGATTGGCGGGAGCAATCCCGCCTATCTTTAAACTTTAAAAATTATGGACTGCCAACGACCAGTAAAAAACAAAAAAACAAATAAATGGGAAGTATGGGATTTTGCCTATGAAGAAAATGGTGAAAGATACTATACACTTCACGAGTTTTGGACCTACAAAGAGGCTATAAAGTTTTGGAAAATAAGAAATCCGAAACCTAATGCCACACAACTATTTTTTAAACCTTAAAATAATTGAAAATGAAAGTCAAAAAAGTAACAGAAGATGCAGTCTTAATTGAAGACCAAGGAATGAATATTTGGATAGATGTATGGATGCAAAATGGAGAATTAACTTTAGATTGGAACCAATATATATTTTTCCTTAAAAATTCAGATGATGTCAAAAAACAGGAATATCAAAATAATGCTGATAATTTTATGAAATGCACCGAATTGGCTGAACAAGCATATAGAGAAAAATTTAAGATTGAGGAACCTATTTTAAAAAAATAAAAAAATCAAACTATTATGAAAGAATTAACCATTAAAGAGAATAGGTTTTTAGACTGGTACTTCGCCCACGGACAAGACCAAGAGCAAACAGAATTAAAAATTAATTTAGCCGATATGATTATTGGTCAAATGTATGAATATGGTTTTGGTATTATTTCAGTTAAAAACTTATTTGATAATTGCAACCAAGAATCCATTAGAGCTTATTTTACTTGCCAATACGAAATGATGACAGATGATTATGACATAGAACTGTCAGACCTAAATGAAGACTATACAATTACCCTTATTTAAAGACCTTAATTTTTTAAAATCGAAAACCTATGAAATTAATTGAAATCATTGAAAAATCAGAAGCTTTGGAAGAAATTAATTGGATTCATATTTATCCTAAAACAAAGCAGTTAAAAGCCTATTATCAGGAGCCAGTATATTTTATCGCTACTTTTGTCACAAATGCTATACAAGCGGGAATAATAGCGCCCGAACGTCACGTTGGAGAAGCTATTCACGAAATCGCAAAGAAGCAATCAGACGACGCAGAAGAATGTATGCATTTGGAGGAATTATTTAGCTTTCAGACCCATCAAATTTAATCATTTAGGCGGGAGCAATCCCGCCATAACCTTAAAACTATTTAAAAATGAGAACGATTGAAGTAAAACTATTAACCTACAATGAATTGAGCCAAAAGGCAAAAGAGAAAGCACTTAAAGACTACCAATGTAGTGCAGAATATTTTTGGCTTAATGAGGGATTGGAAACCATTAAAAAGGGTCTATCGCTTTTCGACTATTACCTTAAAGATTACAGCATTGATTTGATTAACGGTTATAGCAATATAAAGTTAGAATCACCTCACTACGAGAACGCAGTAGAAGAATTAACTGGACTGCGATTAGCTAAATACATCTACAATACATATTACTGGAATATCTATAAACCATTGGAATTTAGAAAAGGAAGCAAAGTAAGGAAAAGTAGGATAATGGTAAGTAGGGTATATGAATATACTGGCTATTGTGCAGACGAGATATTCTTAGATGAAGTACATAGGTTTATTGAAAGACCTGACAGTAAAAACTTTATTGAGTTAATGATGGATTGTTGTGGGGCTGTAATTAGTGATATGTGCAAAGATTACACATACCAGTTAAGCGAGGAATATTTCAGAGAACATTGCTATGGTAATCATTACGAGTTTTATGAAGATGGACAAATGGCATAGGGTCGCTGGAAATTTAGGTGGGAGCAATCCCGCCAATTTTTTAAACCTTTAAATTTTTATGAAATGACAAGAATTTATTTTGAATCAAAGAATCACGCAGAAGACGTTGGTCTAATTGATGATTTTTATTACGACGAAATTTATCCGCACCTTGAGAAGATTGCCAAAAAGTACAGAATGTTTATCACAGAATCAACTGAAATAGAACCAGTCCAGTATGCAAAAGACATCCTTGAGGAGAACGGTTATTGTGTTGACGTACTATGGCATGCTTTTGATTTAAATGAAGACAACCTATCAGACATCGTAAAAATGAAAGTAATCAACAGAGCCTTGCGCAGTGAAAAGGTAAAAGAAACAATTAGACTGGCAATGGCAGAACAATTAGAAAACTTTTTAAATGAACCTTTTTAAACTAAATTATTATGGATAAATCATTAGAACTTAAAATTGAAGAAGCAAAAAAGCTACTAAAAAACAATGGCTACCAAACGTATAACTTGTGGCACATTGACGATGTAAGAGATGATGCAGGAATTTTAACCGATGAAGATAAAATGGAAATACTGGAAAATGCGTTAACAAACGAATCGGTTATGAACCAAGTTTTTTTTGTCATAGATTATATTAGAGATAGTTATATTGAACAAATTAAAAACGAAAAATGACGACAGTAAAAAAGATTGAAAAAATGGGCTACACTGTACGCAAAACAGATAACGACATTTGGGAGGTATCTGGAGGTCTGTGCGGATTCTTGGCTGGCAAACACATTGATGATTTGTATTATTATATTTGTAAAATTGAAAAACGATTGAAAATTGAAAGTAACAGCAACAAAGAGCGGTAAAGTAATTTATTGTCATAAGTACAAAGATTATAAAAAAGCCTATGTAGAGTTTTATAAACTTTGCGATGGCATAGAGCCAGTATGGCACTTTGATAGCAATTCTCTTGTTAAAAAGATTATAGCAACTAAAGGCGATTACTGCGTAACACTTGACAGATGATTAACAAGTCAGAACTGGATATTATCATAAATAACCTATCTGATGAACAAAAGGTAGCGTTGGCAAAAAAGATTGCACCTAAAAAGGCTGGAGAGTTTTTGTCAACGCAACACTTTGGTCAAAAGTTTTTCACAGATAGACACAATGCCTATATGATAATGAATGGGCAAAAGAATCTAAAACCTGAGATTGCAATAGCTATGATAAAGCATATAATAGACGAGATAGGCTTAATAATAGGAACCATAGAAACATACAGAGGTAATCCCGATAAGCTACCTATGGAAAAAACCAGTATAAGCCAAGCATTTAGACATATAGATAGCCACAAGAAACACATTGGCGTAATAGGCAAAGAGGTATTTTCGATTGACGTTAAGCAATTCGGGGACGGGGTAGTAGTTGCAGAGGATGAAAAGACCGTAACCGTAAAAACAGAAAAAAAGGAAGAAAAGATACCAAAAAAAATATTTAAAAAGTTTTACCGCTTTTAAAAATCTTGTCCGAGTTTGTGTATATTTCGCTACCGAGGACTGCCAGTCAAGGTGTAATTGACTGGCTTTTTTTTGTCCATTAATTAGTTTATATTTGTAAAAAACAATGAAAATGACATTTGCAGAGTATTTTAGAAAGCATTTAAGAACATTAGATTCTTTGAAGTACAACACCCATAGACAGTACATTACTATTTATAATGAGTATGTAGAGTTTTGTAAGGAACACGGGGATTTAGACTTAGAGGTAAACGATTTGTACTTGTCAAAGCAAAAACAAAGGGCGCTCAAGAATTGCAACAATCATTGGAATGGCTATGTAGATATGCTTAAAAAGAACAACTACAAGCAATCCAGTATAAGGCAGATAATGAGCAAATTTAAGGCAGTAAATAAAGCCATAGAGCAAACAGAAGGAATCAAGCTACACTTCCCTCAAATCAAGCTAAAAACCCCTACAAAGCCAGTCTGGTCGTGGACACCCGAGTTCACAGAAGATTTCCTAAAATGGAAACCCGAACACAAGCATAGAGTTGTAACTGGAATGAAAGTCCAGATACTTACTTGCTCAAGACCAATTGACCTACTAAAGATGAACTTTAAAAGTTTTAGTAAAAAAGATGATGGTTATTATATACAAACCATATCAGAAAAGACTAATTTTATTGTTAAGAGTCTTATACCGGAAAGTATATGGAAGGAAGCTTATTTTTATGCTGATAACTATTTCAATCTTATGCCTTATGGTAATTACTTTAATTACTATGAAGATGTAAAGGAGATTACGAAGCTGGTCGCTGGAAATTTAGCCACAGAGGTATTTGATATTGACAAAGATGGAAAGCTATTTACTCGTGAGTCAACTGTGTACGATGAAACAACCCCACATTCATTAAGAAAGACTGGAATCAATTTACTGTTGCATTGGGGTATAGATGAAAAAACGATAATGGATAACTACTCTGGACATAGAAACTACAAAGTTTTTGACGAGTATTATGTAAGCGGAAACAATAAAAGAAGTATGGATATAATAAAAAGCAAAGAACTGTGAAATTTAATTACATAAAAAACAAGGTCACACACAACAAGAAAAGTTTTGATTTAGATGAAGTGAATAAATATTTAATCAAAGAACACTATCATCTGGTCAAGCCTTGCCTTATATCAGTCAAAAAAACCAGCAAAGGATTGGAGCCATTAATTGACTGGAAACATTTACACTCTACCCCGGAAATTAAACTTGTAATTTTAAACTATATATATGCAAAAAGTTGAAACCATCCAAGACCGTATGCGTGACTTAAAGGAAGCATACCCAAAAGAAAAAGTCGCCATTAAAACTGACATTAAAGATATTGAGTTTGGCGTTAGAGCCAAGGCAGAGATATTTATTGATGGAGAGTTTATGGCATCTGGACATTGCGACAAATGGCTTGATAGCAATGGCGATGTAAAAGAAGAAGCTACTGCTTGGGCTGAAACAAGAGCAGTAAGTAGAGCCATTGGATTCCTGTTAAGAAAGGAAGTTATTCACACAGAAGAAGATTTGATTGAAATGGCAAGTGTAAGATTGAAGTCTTTTTATGCTTACGCTAAAAATGGAGCGACCTTAGAAGAACTCAAAGAAATAGTAGATGCAGTACAAATTGACTTTGTAAAAAGAAAACTACAAGTAGCATACAATTCTATAATGTCTAAAATACAAATGAATGAAGCCAAAAAAGGAGTTATTAAACAATAAGGAAGTTGATATTTACGATGTCAGCAAGATGACTGTTGACGAATGGAGAGGATTTAGAAGTAGTCTTGACAGAATTGGTGGTTCGGAAGTGGGAACCATCTGCGGACTAAACCAGTATAAAGACCCATTGATTCTGTTCTATGAAAAGATTGGATTAAAGCAAGATAATTTTGCTGGAAACATTTACACCACTTTAGGTTCTTTTTTAGAAGAAAGCATACGGCAGATGTGGAAGTACGGCAACACTTTGGATGAGATTACTATGAACTACAACCAAGTAAACCCTATCAGAGAGGCTAACGACCCACTATGGACAATAGTTAACCCGGACTACCCTTGGTTTGCTGCCAATACAGATGGATTTATCACTAAAGACCCGGACTATGACTATATAAGCCAGTATGGTATTTTAGAGATTAAAAAGATAAGCAAAAAAGCGTCTGAGCAATACTTAGGAGGAATACCACCGCAGTACATTTACCAGCTACAATCCTATATGATGTCTATCAATGCTGGTTACGGATATATCGCTGCTTTAGTTGGAGAGAATCATTTTATTAGTGTTGGCTATCTATACGACCAAGAAATAGTGGATGAAATTGTAACAAAATGTACTCAATTTCGAGAAGCAGTCGAATTAGGTAGAGATATTATGAAAAAAAATATATCTTTGGATAATAAAATGAAAGAATTGGTTATTATTGAAGATAGTTTTGATGTGTTGCAGATTAGTGCTTATGATAAGCTTGGAGAGTTTTATGCTGAACCGCAGATGGAAGAGTTGAGAACTCAAAAGATAGCAAGTGATGATACTATAGAGGAGTTGGCTAAGAATTATCACGATGCGTCAACGCAAGAGTCAAAGTACAAGGCTGAAAAAACTAAATACGGAACACTATTGAAAAAGACTTTGACAGAGGGTTCGGCAAATGAAGTAGATACTTGGATATACGATGGAAGTGCTTACAATGTTAAGTATAAAAAACGATTATCAGTAAACAAAAAAGATGAATGATTTAATTTTAATACACAAAGCAATAGACGCTAACTTCCATTGTTATCGCAAAGGTATGGAGGGTTATCAAAAGCCACTAAGGGCGATTGAACTAAAGAAAACAAGCTACGAAGATGTTTTCACAATCCCTAACCCGGACAAGAAAGGCGAAACAATAAGCATTTGGACCACACAGCCTATTATTATGGCTATTGGTATCGCTAAAAGCTGGGGTATTGACGAGTATGAAATAATGGACTTCTGGGATATAAACACTGAGGCTGAATTTAATTATAAATACAAGTGCTATAAACAAGTAATTGAAACCATATTTAAAGATATTGCAGAAGGAGAGGGCAAGCATAGCTTAGACGAAGGCGCATATAGATTTTACGTTAAGTATAATCTTGTGAATAACTACATAAAGTATGCCCGGTACAAGCCGTTTTATGATTCATCGGAACTTTTAAATTTATAATATGAAAACAGACTATCCAGTAACAAACGTACTGCACTCTATAAGGGTGCATTTAGGCATTAATTTAGTAGATTATGCTATCTTAGAGTATATTACCATTAACAGTAGATTTAAGCCTATACAAGCTAATAATAGTGTTATAGGGGAATCATTGGGTGTAGGGAGTGCTATGGTCGCTGCAAGCTTACGCAGGCTTTTAAGTGAGCAATTAGTGGAGCATACTCCAGATGGATTAGCGCCAAGTATTACTGCTTTATCTGCAATGTATATGGATATAGAAACAGAACAAACCAACACTCGCAGTATGGAACTTGGTTCTTATTTTTTAAGGCGACTCAAAGAGATAGCAGAGGAATTTAGATGTGGATATATAAGTCCACCACCTCACACCAATAAAGCAAGTGTTAAGAGTGTTGCCAATAAGATTTCAGTAATTCAAAAGAAGTACAAAGTGGAAGAGGCAGACCTTGATTTAATTATAAGCTGGGCGGTAAAGAATTGGGGTTTTAATAATGATATGAGAGATTACGTTAGGGCATCAACACTACTTGGTAGCGCTAATAAATACGAGAAATATAGGGAAATTGCGAAACAATACTGGATGAGTCAGAAAAATGTATCGACAAAAGTTTATTGAGCAAGGGTTTGATATACCCAGTAGTGCATCTGCAAGATGTAAGATAAGATGCCATTTTTGTCAACACACAAGAAGTGCTAAGAATAGAAACGACAAGCCATTAAGTGTTGATTTAATAAATGGTGTTTATAAGTGTCATCACTGTGACGCAAAAGGTAAAATACAAATGGGAAACGAAAAGCAATACAACACACCTACTAATTTACCTACGGGTATATCTAAGACTGTGGTAGATTACTTTAAAGGTCGCTCTATTAAAGAATCAACGCTATCTGATTTAGGTATTGGCAGTATTGTAAATCGCAATATGGAATATATTGCCTTTAATTATTACGATGAGAACAATACTCACGTTAATATCAAGTACCGCAATGTATCAGACAAAAAGGATATGCGTCAGCTATCCGGAGCAAAACCCAGTCCATATAACGCCAGAGTAATTAAAAATGCTCCTTATATACTTATTACAGAGGGAGAAATAGATGTAGCGAGTTGGGTGGAAGCTGGAGTCTTATATACTATTAGTGGTCAAAACGGAGCAAACGATAACTGGGTTACTGGACTATATGAAGAGTTGGATAAGCTGGAAAAGATATACATAGCAGTAGATAATGATGACAAAGGCATAGCTTATAAAAATGCTTTAGCAAGGAGATTTGATAGAAGTAAACTCTTTATAGTTGATTACGGTATATATAATGATGCCAATGAAGTGTTGGTTAATGAGGGCGCTGCAAGTTTAAGGGAGTTATTTGAAAAGGCAGAGCCGTTTCCTATTGAGGGTATAAGCAGAGTAAACAGTTTTGCTGACGATGCTATGAAATTCTTTGTGGAGGGTTATCCAGATACCTATGATTCTGGATTAATCAGCTTGGATAAATACTTTACTGTTAATTTAGGCGATATAACAATAGTAACTGGAACTCCCGGTGCTGGTAAATCTAACTTTGTAGATTATCTGGCTGTGCAATACGCTAAGAGGCATAACTTTGCAACGGCGTTTTACTCCGGAGAAAAGACCCCTAAAATACACCTAACTAATTTAGTTTATAAGTATATTGCTCACAGTAGAGATACGTTAGACCCTAATAGTGATAGCGATAAGAGTAGGTTCTTAAATGGCATTAACTTCTTGCAAGACTATATCTTTTATTTATCAGAACAAGAGAATAAGCCAGAAACATTGATAGAGAAAGCAAGCTATTTGGTCAAGAGGTTTAATATACGCATATTGGTTATTGATAATTGGACCACAATGGACACTACAAGTCCGGCTAATGTAGATACAAGAGATTACTTTGGGCAAATACTTAGTAAGTTCACAAGCTTTGCTAAGAAGTTTGAGTGCCACGTTTTTATTGTGGTACACCCAAGAAAGTTACAGAAAAAAGATGATGGTAGATATGTGATGCCTACTGGTTATGACTTATACAGTAGTTCTCACTTTTATAATCTTACCGACAATGGCATAAGTTTAAGAAAAGATGACAACCATACAGACGTACAGATATGGAAAGTAAGACACCAAGAGTTTGTTGGTTCAGAAGGATTTTTTAAAGTTAGATTTGACAGGGCAAGTGGCGGGAACTACTATGATAGTGAACAAGTTGGCTTTAATAATCCAACACAAATTTATGCAGACAAATATGGGCAAAAAGAAGACGACATCCCATTCTAAGAGAAGGACAAAAATTCCTAACGCTAAAAAAAAGTTTTTCAATGATTCAAAAAGAACACAACAAGCAAGAGAAAAAGGGTATAGGAGTGCTTTCGAGGCTAAAATTGCAGCTGACCTCATTCAAAAAGGCATTGCTGTATCGTATGAAACTGAAAAGATTGTATATACAATTCCGGCAACAGAGCATATATACACTCCCGACTTTACACTCCCGTCTGGAGTTATGGTCGAAATCAAAGGCAGGTGGACACTCGAAGACCGCAAAAAAATAATGTATGTTATTGAAAGCAATCCAGAATTAGACATCCGCATAGTGTTCCAGAATCCATTTGGCAAGATAAATAAAGGTAGTAAGACGACCTATGCCGACTGGTGCGACAAGAATAATATTGTCTGGGCAAGCGGAAATATTCCGGAAGAGTGGTATTTTTAATTATTAAACTATATATTTGCTATGAAAAAGAACAAACTTGGAGTAAAGAACAGTCTTTGGAACAATATCAGAAAGAAAGCAGAAGAGAATAAAAGAACTGGTGCTACTCCTAAAAAACCAACAAAAGCTATGCTTGAACAAGAAAAAAAGATTAAAGCAAAGAAAAAGAAGTAAACAATTAAATCACAATATTATGGCAGACATTGGATTTGGTGTCGAAAGCGGCACTTTCAAGGGTTTTTACAAGATGACCATTAAAAACCAAACCACTCCAGTTTTTCAGAAGCTGGAAAAGAATGAAGATGGCAAGTGGGTTGCACAAGGAGAAGCAAGTTCCATTGCAGGGTATCTTCAAGGTGTAAAGATGGAGAGTTATGAGTATCGCAACGACAAGGTTAATCAATTAGTCTTGGAGTTGGACCTCGGTGATGGAGGAATCAGTAAGCTTGAAATGAACCTTAATGGTATTTCTAAAGGAATTATCAACAACCTATCAAACGAGAAGGTGTTTATCGGCAAGAAGTTAAGCCTTAGGCTGTACGTTAAAAACGACAAACCTAATTGCTTTTGTACTTTGGATGACGAGAAAATGAGTTGGGGTGTTCCAGTAGAACAAGTAAAAGCTAACTGGAAGGATGATTCGTTTTGGGTTAAAGTATTTGAACAAAAAGTTTTACCTAAAGCTGATACGATAATAGATATTCCTAAGCAAGAAACTGTTTTAGATGCTCTGGAGAGTGATGACCTCCCATTTTAATCCAACCGGGGGCTTATATGCCCCCTTTTTTATCTTTCTTAAACCAACCACCTATGCAAGAAAAAGAACTCATTAAAGCAGCCAGAGATTACTCACAAGCGCTGGCACAATTAGCCATTGACAGAATCAATCAAGTTGACTGTGAGCCTTACAATGAACACAAGAAGCTGGTAGAGGCTACTTTGAACTTGTGTATTGATATTATTAAAAATTCATTTAACCTTAAAGACTAATAAAATGTACGGAACATTATATTTTGAAGATGAAGAAACAAATGAGTATCACGAAATAGAAATTGAATTTGACTATCACTACGACCCCGGAAGGTATTATATGCCTAACGGCGACCCCGGTTATCCTCCAGAAGAAACTGCTGAAATAACTAAAATTTACAACGAGGATAAAATACCATCTTGGATTACAAAAGAGATGATAGATGATATGTTTGATGATATGCTTCCGGATTTATTAGAGGGTATTGAACCAGATTACGAGGATTAAAAACATACAAGGGGGTGAGTACGCTTTAGTTGAGAGGTAGAGTGGATTAATTGCCGAAAAAGGGTTTGTAGTAGGTAGACGTTCCTCATTGCACTCAACAAGAAACCCTGAAACACCCAAAGCCCCCTTGTTTTTTAAAGGCATCGGATTCAATGCGTTTGTAAATTAAATCAGAT